TTCTTCACTCTTAAAATTTTTAATAATCATTTTATTCTCTTAAAACTGCCTTTGCCTTTTTTAGGTTTAACAATCTTAGGTTTATACTTAGGTGTTCTAACTTCTTTTGCTATAGGATTAGTTTTAAATATTCTATTAAACTCAGTTCTATAGTTCTCGTTAGATACTCTACTCTTACCGTCCCATTTACCTGGCATTAATACCTTCTTTATACCATTTTGGCATTTTAGCAGGAGCTTTCCATGTTGCAAATCTTCTCTTTTCAATAATATAATATTTACGATAACTTGCAACTGCGTCACCTGGAATCTTACAATGTTCAGGCATAGCAGGTTTAGGCTCTGTTTCTATTTTATTAATTTTAGCATTCATAGGTGGTTTAGATAACATATTACCTAATTTTTGAATAGTTACATGATCGTCTGTATGATTGTATCTTTTTTTGTATTCGTTATTAAGAGCCATCATATGTCGCCATAACCACATATAGTTATAAGCAGATTCAAATAACCAAATGGTACTAGGGTGTTTTACCCAACCTGCTTTGTACAGGTGGTCATCCATAGTTTTATTAGGGTGTTTCCACCTTTTAATTCTTCTACCATTAGCTGTCTTATCATACCATTCAGTACCATCTTGTACTCTATGACAAGTAGATAATAATTGAGCAGACTCTAGTATCATCTTAACAACATGTTTATCACATGACATCTGAGCCGCTTTTACAGGATCTTTGTGTAAGTAAAAAACATTCATTAGTGTACCAACTTTCTCATAACATAATCTTTAAGATTATATTTCTCTGCTAGTTCCATTAATTTTTTATACCATAAGTCTTTGAAGTCGTTACTCATAGCATTTTTACACGCTTCAGCTAAAAGGTGCAATCTCTTTAGTTCAATAGGCATTGCCTGTTTTACATCATATATCATAATACCTCCATACTATCATCATTTACTTGAATTGTCAAGCCTTATTTACCCAAGTTTGTACCATTAGTTATTATAGTTCTAACCACTGTAAAACTAGGGTTATTCCAATCAACTTTCTTCTCACATTTAGTTGACCATATCGTATGGGAAACACAGGTCGTTTTCATACAACCTGATAGAATCACCATAAGTAATATTAAAATACTAGTTCTTATCGTTCCAATCATATATTTGATCTAATTTCAATTTAATTTCATCAGCTGACATATCTTTAAAGTCACCCATTCTAGCCACCATCTTTTTATAATCTCTTTGTTTCTTGCCTAGTTTTTTTAATCTCTTTTGTTGTCTGTTAAATTTATCTTGTAGGTTTATTTCTTTCTGCAACTTAGCAGATTTCTTTGCCATTCTCCACTGTCTTAATGATATATTAGCAGCTATCAATAGTAATACAGCCAATGGGTCAAATACAAATATTAGTATCAATATTACAGTACGAACAGCTTTGTCAAAGTTATCTTCGGCGCTTTCACCATATATTAACTCTGCAACATATTTGATAGGACCAATCTCTGCCTCTATTTTATCTTGTTCAAGTGATAAAGTAGCCTTGTCATTTGTAAGAACAGCAATCTTATCACTTGCATTATTGATTGCCTCATTTAAAGCGTTACGTTCTTCTTCTTGTTTCTTACGTTCTTTTAAACCTCTAGTTACATATTCTTTATCAATATAAACTTCTAAGGCTTTATCTAATAAATCTATTTGTTTTTCTGCTCGTTCTATAATTAAATTCTGTTGACTAATCTGTTTATCAATTAGTTCTATTTTGATATTATTACTTGATGTAGGTTTAACTTGGTCTAAGTGTGCCTTTGATAAAAAACCAAAGATACCCATAGAAGTTATGAATATCAATACTATTATAGCACCAAACAAATATCCTTTTAACAGGCGTGGTACATCTGAGTTCCAGTTATGATACAGCCAACTGGCGGCTACTAATTTACCAACTTCTAAGGCACTACCCATAGCAATGATAGGTATTACTGCACCAGCAAATAAGGTTGCAAGACCTATGATTGAATATCCAGCTGCAATTACAGATATAGATATAGCTGATAAAAATGTTAAAAGTGTTAAAAACATTATACTCCTATTTTATATTATACTCGCTTCTGATTTTTCTTATAATGTTTTTCACTTTTGAGAAATAGTTTTGATCTGAAGCATAAGCACCTAAAGTTTCAACTAATATAAAAGGGTCATTAATACCATTTTCTCTTAGTTTTCTGTATTCTTTAAATGCCGTTCCATTATTTAGTACATTTATATATCGCAAAACACTATCACATTCATGTTGAAACACCTCTACACCCCATTTTTTAGGCTTATCTTTCCAAGGTAACATGTGTGGTTTTCTTAGATCATAAGTTCTAATACCAAACAAATTCTTTCCCTCTTTCGCAAATCTACTAGTTCCCCAACCTGATTCTAAGGCAGCCTGAGCAAGTAATAGTTCTAAATTTACTTCGTAAACATCTGTTGTATTATGGTAAATATATTCTGTACATGCAACAACATTTTCTAAAAACTGTTGTTTGTTTTCATGTTCAAAATCAGGTAATTTAGGTGTAAGGTCGTCTATTCTTGTTTCGCCATTTACTTTATAACCATACCATGTAAGTGAAAAAAAGGCAACAACTACTGTAAACATTAATGTTCTAATTATATTCATCATTAGGCTTTACTCACAATATATTCATAAAAATAAGTCGGCTCTTTGTTCTCGTCCATTTCTAACAGCTCATGGTTTTTAACTGCCTTAACTTTACGTTGAAAGAAAGTTAAACAATTATGTTTCTTGTATTCGTTCATCTTACTAAAGATTTTATTTGATTGTCGCTGTGAAAAGTTATTAAGCACATCTTCTTGGAAATTACCCTCGTAGTAGATTTCTTTTGTACCAGATTTCTTAAGCCATAACACTTCGTTAATCTTATCTAAACTTTCTAAAATTATGGGTTTTAAGTAAGGGTCTTTAAACTTTTTTTGTTTCTTCTCTTTTTTCATAATATATCTTTCTCATTTATAGGTCAAGTCCTATTCGGTTAAGTTTCGGCCTAAAACTGTAAAACAGTTTGTTATGATTACCAGTATCACCTACGTTGGCCATTTGGTATAGGTGCACCATTTCGTGTCCAAGTGTGTCCACAAATTCTTGTTTGTTATAATATTCAGGTAACATTTCAAGCCAATACTGTAGAGTACCTTTTCTTTTCCACTCCCATGCGATTACCTGACCATAACATCTTTTTTTAGTTTTATCTCTGTAAATTTTTTTAATTAATATCTCGTTGAAAGGTGATAATTGATTTTTGAATACAGCTTTATTGATGATTTTAAAATACTTTTTAATATCTTTATAAGTCGTTTTATATTTTCTACGACAAGATAGTTCTCGTTTTAAGGTTTTTTTAATCACTTGTGTTTTACTATTTGATTTTGACAATTTTCGCATATTCTGTTTTTCTCCCTAAAATCCTTAACATATGACATTATCATCAATACAATACCTGCCAATATTATTATGCCTACTTCAAAGGGAATAATACCAAAAAAATAATTATTTGCAATCATCTTCTATCTTACTACCTTTCAATAAAGCACACTTATATTCTTTATCAGCTTTCAATCTTAACTCAGCCATAACACCATCAATAATAGACGGTAAATAAGTCTGTAAGATTGACAAAGATTCAAGCGTAAATTGATGAGCTAACTTTTGTAACTCAGCTTCTAATATTTTTGATGTGTCGGCGGAAGTACCGTTAATTGTAGTTTGTATAACATGACCAACAACAGTTTCATTATACTCATTAGCGTTAGCAGTCTTCATGCCAAAACTCAAAAATGACCATAATATTGTCAGTATTGTCAACAATGTAATAATGTATCTCATATATTTATCCTTTCTCAATAGATATGGATACTATATCACACCTGGGGCCAGAGTCAATAGTTAATTTTAATAAAAAAGCGTGTAAAATCAATGATTTCAGTAGGGGTGCGTCAATAGTGACCACCCCTAAACTGATTATTTTGTCATGTATTCGTCATTCCAACCAAAGGCTTCTTTGACAACCGAATCGGTTAAACCTTTGTATTTTTTATTTAATGACTTTTCTTTAATTGTTAGTAACGCCTCAGCGTCTTTTTGGTGTAAACCCTCTAACAATTGTATGAATAGGGTTTCCTTTTTTAGTTTTGGTATGTTACTTCCACCTTTACAAAAAACATAAAGTCGTTTTGCTTCTGATAATAAAGATGTATGCTCAGTACCCTCTGGTGCCTCATTCGGCATATACGGAGGAGCGCCTTCGGGCATATCAAACTCTATCTTAGGATCAAAGCCTGCCTTTAAAAGCATTCTTAATCCTTTACTGTCGTTTTCTTTTAAAACGGCAATCTTTTTAGGTTTATCTTTAGCATTATTGACTTTTGTAAATATTTCGCTTGCAAGTGGAGCTTGTGAGCCAGCAGTTGACATACTTCTTTCCATAGCCTTTTTACTCATAAGGTTAGGATTCTGCATTGTTTCTTTTGACATAATATCTCCTTCGATTCTATTTAAAAATCACCAATGTTTTCCATTAATGTCTTCAACTTATGTTTTATAAAATATGGTAATAACTTTTCTTTACCATTTGTTTTATAGTTCGTATATCTATTTATAATGCCAGATTTTATGTTTTCTGGTATCATAGATAAATCTATTAATTGTTTATTTCTATCAAAATATTTTCTGGTTTCTGAGCCTAGTGGTATATTATCTAAATTACTCCACTCTTCCAGTCTTTTTGCATTGATAGGTCTTTGTCTAATACCTTGTTCAAATACATTATCAGCACTTAGTATATTTGGTATACCATCTGCTCTGTCACCTTTAATAATTTGTTCATGTAAAAATTTTTTAGGATCTTCTTGTTCACCAATAAAACCTTTTAGTAAAGGCGACCATTGATATACATTACCATGGTGTTGTAATTGTATAAAATCTTTGTCGCCTGATATGATTAAATAAATTGGGTCTTCTTGTTTATCAACAAGTGTGGCTATAATATCATCTGCCTCAGCTTTTTCCACATACATTACTTTGTATGGAAAGTTATCTGCAATCTCATTTTTTATATCTGATATAATTTCAAATACTTTTTTCCAATCTGTTTCTGAATCGTCCCTACCTTTTCGTCTTTTGTGTTTGTATAGTGGAAAGATTTCTCTACGCCATGGATTAGAGGCGTCTGAACATAGTACCATCTTACCATATTCTGATTTAAACTTTATATTAAAACCTCTTAGTGCATTAATCACCATATGTCTTACCATTTCTTTGTCTGGTTCAATCGGTGCACCTCTGGTCTGTGCCATTAGATTTGATATTAATACTTGGTTTAAATCTACTAATATCATTATAAATTTTGTATAGCTTCTAGTTTATCTTTTGCTTCTGCTAATTTTGCCGTTTTCTTTTCTGCTGTATCAACATAATCAATATGCTCTGCAACACCAATAGGGTTTGCTAGGAAAGTTCTTAAATCTGTTTCTGCTACGGCAACATCACCTTGTAATTTTTTTATTAATGCTTCTTTTATCATGTTGTTCCTTTTGTGAATTGTTGGTGGCGATTTCTCGCCACCAATATATATAATTTATATATTATGCTGAGTAAGCAACTTGCTTACCAAATACAGCGTTCATACCATTAATCAAAATTGCTTTTGATGGTGTACCAACTCTGTATGAAACACCAGCTTTTGATCTATTTTCATAAATCATCATGCCTTCGTTTCTTAATTTACCAACCATTGCAGCTGGTGATTTAAGGTCAAATGTGTTTCTTAGTTGTTTCCAAGTTACATTTGCACCTGTAGCAAAAAGGTTTCTTACCTTTGCTGTTTTTGAAAGTTTAGCTCTAGCCATTTTTCTTTCTCCTTTATTTGTATTAAATAAAAAGTTAAACATTATTGTTTACTCCTTTATGATTAACTATTTTACAACCTGTAAAGGCGATTCCTGTGGAATTTTGTTTAGTTAGGGTCAAAATCATCATTAAAATCCTCCCAACCCTCACTTGTAAATTTTATATCTTCTCTCATATCTTTAGTTAATGGTTTACTTTTTTTATCATTAACAATACCGTAATTAATTTCTGCTTGTGGTCCGTTTCTAGTTTCTTTTACGTTGACCAACTTGTCTGTAAGTGTTTGAGCTGGGTGTTTTACACCAAAATCTCTGTATAACATACCTCTCATAACATCTATTAATATTGCAAGACCCTTTGTAAATTCTGTTCTATCAGTTTTTACTGCCATATCTACAAACTTTCTCAATAATCCCATAGCTAAATCGTCTATATGTGTTTCAACAAACTCTCTAGTTTTCTCATGCTTAATCTTTGCTGATTTTTTGGCATTCTCTTTAGGGTCTTGTTTTATATTAGTACCTTGCTTGACACGGTCAAGTGGAAATAATATAATATTATCTTCACTCACTATATCTTTTCGCCTTTGTAATTTACTTTACCAAGTTCAGCAAAGTGTTCTACTAATTGATTATAACCACCAATTAATTTACCATCAATTTTTATTTGTGGCATTGATCTAACTTGTTTACCAATGTCCTCAAACATTTTTTGTGGTGATTCAAATGTTTCCATCATCTTTTCTTCGTAATCAAGGCCAAGCGATTTTAACATGTGCTTCGCCTTGGTACAGAATACACAATTATTTTTACTGTATATTGTTATTTGCATTATCATTACCTACTAAGTTTTCATAAGCTATTTGTGCTTTTTCTTTTACATTATAAGCGTCAACAGCTTCTGATATTGTGAAGTTATACATTTTATTGTATTCGCCCATTGGTAATCTTAAACCAATCCAAACTCTATAATATTTGTTTTTAGTTATAGTTACATCTTTAGCAAATATTTCATAACCTCTTACTGGTGTCTTTTGAATTAAATTAACAATTGTTGATTCAACCTCTGACACTGTGGTTTTAGTATGAGTTTTACCAAGTTCAGTAATAAACTGTTTGCTTGATTTATTCATTTCGCCTCTGATTATATCGGCTAATTCTGCTTTCGCAATCATCATACCTTTTTCAATAGCTAATTGTAAATCAGGCGAAACGGCAGTTCCTACACCAAAGATACACATTTTATCTTTGTTTTTACCAAACCTTGGCGTATCACACGCTTTACTTTCTGAGAAATCGGCCATGTACCATTTTGGTACTTCGTTTAAAACTTTACCTTTCTCTGATTTCATCTTATAAGTAGAAGAACAATTAGCAACTAGTAAACCAGCCACTAAAACTCCTACAACTTTACTTATCTTCATTATTTTTGTACCTCATTGTTCACAGTATATACTATTTGCTGTAAATTGTCAAGCCCTAGGTACACATACGCTAAAACCTCTTCCCAACTAAGCCCCAAGTACAATACCGCTAGAAGTGAGCTAATTATTAGGTTCTTAATCATCTTATCTCCCATTCACCATTGATTTGTAAACATGTCTTCCCTGGTGTTTTGAAAACATGATTTGGCCGACTATAATATCGGCAATATTCTGGCGCATTGACGTCCTGGTAATAAAACTCAGCAAACAATTCCCAATAACCTGGTGTTTCTGGTCCTCTTTTACCATCAGCACACTCCAAAATTTCTTCTTTGACTATAGTATCATTATCTGTTTGTTTAATAATGACCTTTACATAACAGTATTGTCCGTCCACCTCATGTGGCTCAATATTTTTTATTTTACTATGTAATATCTTTTCACCTGCTAAAGCAGAAATACTAAATACAAGCATAAAAGCAATTGCTACTACAACAAAAACAATTCTACCTGCTAGATTTACACCACTCAAATATTCTATTAATAAATTATTCCATTTTTTCATTATCTTTTTTCTAACCATCGGCCATCAGGCATTTGACAAGCCGTTCCAAACACTACTTTTTGATTAACACCGCCAACACCTATCAAAGGCCATTGATTAGTAATATCTATTGTAGCGTCATAATCTTTACACTTAATTGGCCCCTCCAAATAAGTTGAATATGTTTTAATAATACCAGAGTTACCTGTTTTACTATTAAACCAATTAGTATAACTTGAAGAAGTACCTCTATTTAAATGGTCTACAAATACAGCATTGTGTACATCATAATCTGAGTTATACATAATTTCTGCACCAGCAAACGCACCAAACATAGCACAAGTAGCTATAGCATATGGGTTATCAACACCCATAGTAACACAAGCACCTGTAGTTGTTGTAGCGCCTAAGACTGAACCAACTTGTGTTCTACTAGTGTTAGCACAGTTGGTCAGCATTAGAAATGCAATTAACAGACTAAATATCTGCAAGCTTCTCGCCATATAAGTCTTCTTCTTGTTCAAATTTTTTCTGCAAATAAGATTTGCCAAACACTATTCTATAAAACGTATCTCTAGGATCTTTAGTTTGATAAGTAGCAAGTAAGTTATCAAAATTAATATCAACTAGATCGTAATATTCTGGATGTTCTTTTTTAAGAGCAACATGGTCTTTCATAAACTGTATTCTATTTGTATGAATATCGTTCTCTTTATCTTCTAGTGTTGTTTTTTTAGATAGTGCAATATCTTTCTGTTTTGCAACATCAAACTCTTTAAACAAGTTATCTTTATCGTATTTAAATGACATAATATAGTCCTCTCTTTGTTAGTTGATTCGTCATTATTGTATC